TGTATTTTCCACTATTTCTTTTAATTTATTAAATCCCCAAACTCCTAAAGTAATTAAAATTCCACTTGATAATAAAATATTAATTAACATTTCTTTTAAATCCATATTTAACATCTCCTTTTATTATTTTATATAACTCTTTATATAATTCTCCTGGTGAAATATCTCCCAGAAATTTATTATGAACTAAATTAAAACCTAAATCATAATATATTAAATCAATTAATTCTGTACATAAGACTTTATGAGGACTATTAAAATAATTTTCACCTCTAAGTACTGAACTAACTATGAATCCAGGTATCTGCCATAAGTCATATTTTCTTCCTAAATATTTTCTTGCTGCTTTTTTAATTTCTTTTTCTGTATGATAAAAATAAAGTTGTTCTATTCTTAACATATAAAACTCATTTAAACTATCTATACTAGTAATATGAACACCTGCACCTAAATGAGATTGAATTATTAAATTTTCTTCAGCATCATATACCATTGCTACATGACTATAAGGTGAATTAGTAAACAATTGTATACCTTTATCAACAAAATTATTATCTTTTTCAAATAAAATATCTCCTGTTCTTAATTTCATAATCTTGACACTCCTCGGGGCAAGCCCGCGTGGATTCCTGCTTTTTAGAAGTGGTAACCCACCATCTCCACAGGCTTAAAATTCCGTAAGTCCTACGGTATATCCTCTAACTTGCCTTTTGTATTTTTAACCCTTCATTTAATATATTTTTGCTTGCATTTATATCTCTATCATGTACTTCTCCACATTCAGGACATTTCCATTTTCTGATTTTTAAATCTTTAACTTCTTTATTTTTATAGCCACAGTTATTACATAGTTGACTGCTGGCAAAAAATGTGTCTATCTTTATTAAATTTCTTCCATACCATTTTGCTTTATATTCAAGATATTCAACAAACTTACTCCAACTAACATCAGATATTGATTTAGCTAAGTTATGATTTTTAAGCATATTCTTCACTTGTAATGTTTCTAAACATATCGTTTGATTTTCACAAATTAGTTTAGTTGACAACTTATGAAGAAAATCTTTTCTAGTATTAGCTACTTTTTCATTAACTTTTGCTAGTTTCTTTTTAACTTTGTACCAGTTATTTGAACCTTTTTCTTTTCTTGCTAAACTTCTTTGAAGTCTAGCTATTTTCTTTTCATATTTCTTTAATACTCTAGGATTAGTTATTTTTTTACCATTAGAAGTAATAGCAAATTCTTTTAATCCCAAATCTATACCAATAGCTTTATCTTTTCTATCTAACTCTTCAATCTTTTCTTCAACTGTTACTGAAATAAAATATTTATCTGTATTTGTCTTACTAATTGTTACATTAAGAATTTTACCTTCAACTTCTTGAGATTTGCTAAATTTAATCCATCCTAATTTAGGTAATTTAATTTTTTTATCTTTAATTTCTATCACCTAATTTATTTTTATTCTTTGTGCAAACCAACCTACTATAAAGTCTTTTAATTTAGGATTATCTTCAACTATTTCCAAATAATGTTTAGCTTGTAATCCGTTTAATATATTGTATAAATGATTTATTTTATTAAAATCATTAATAGCAGATAATGTTTGATTACCTATTAATCCATCAACTATAATATTTTTATCAGATACTAAATTATAAGTTTTTTGTAAATGATAATTAGCTTTTAATATATATCTTTTATTATATTTAATATAAGGTAAATTAATAGCTTGTTCAAAAACTTCACCTGCAATTTTCTTATTTTTTATATTATAATATTTATTTTTTAACCAATATTCTCTATAATATATTTCTTTAGCCTTTTCCCAGGATAATTCTGACATCTTTCCTTCATAATTATAAGCCCTGGCTAACCATTCTGATATTCCCCAGCGTGTTTTTCCTCCTGGATCGGAAGGGTGATCTACATAATCTCCTTCGATTTCTTTTATTTTTTCTGCCTCTTCTAAAAATATCTTATCCAGTTTTATCACCTACCTTTTTTCTATTTTATTTTTTTCTTTTTTTAAAACTTTTTGAATGAAATTAGGAATATTAACATTTAATTCAATTAGATTCTCATTAATTGAAGTTAGTTCAGTAAATCCAACCCAAAATATTGCTAAATCCCTAAAACCATTTATACCTAACATTTCAACTTGATGTGCTATAAATATTGTTATCATGTACTCGCAAAATTTCCATAGACTCTTCCTAAGGGGACGACTTGCAAATTTTTGGTATTTAATTGATTTAAATATTCCTGTTAACAAATCGACTATTATTAGAACTAACAAAACACGGAAAGGTTGATTGAATGAACCAAAAAGTTGATTACATATTGTACAAAAGAAAGCTATTATCATTTTAAATTCAGGATTTTCTAGTGCCCTTTTTCCGTAATATCTAAGTTGTTTTAAAATTTCATGCAAATAATCACCTCATTTTTATACGTCAATTAGTGTAATTTTTTTATTTTTTTAATAGACCAGAAAAAGTCATTGTAGGATATGCATATATAGCATAACAATAACTTTTATCCAAACCTGAATCATATACTACATGTCTTATATAAGCACCATCCCATCCTGCTCCTTTAGCACCTACACCTAAAGGATTAACGTAGACTTCTTTAATTCTATTGCCGTCAGTGTCATATTGATATAAACTATTACTATTTACGGCACTTAACCATAAATAATCACCATCAAAAGAAATTCCATCATAACCATTACCTACATCATATTCATTTACAAGATTACCATTATAATCATATTTTTTTAATTGGTCTGAATTACCATCTGTCAATAAATATAAATACGAGCCATCATTAGTTAAAAAACCATAATAAGGATATATATTATAACTATCAATTAAAGTTCCATCTGTTGTATATTTGAGTAAATCCCATTGACCTTCGCCATTAGATATCCAAATATAATCTGTACCATCTATATTTTCTTCATATGTTATTCCCATTCTTCCGTAATAAGATTGATTAACTAATCTCCAGGTATCTAAATGTTCCCCTTGAAAATTATATTTATGTATACCTCCGTAAACAGTTAAAAACCAATAATATTCATTTCCATAACACATATCTTCCATATTATCAGATAAATTAAATTCAATTTTATCATTTTTAGAACCTGCTAAAGCATCTATTCTCCACGAAGAATTTGCTTCAAGATTATTCAATGTTATCTTATTACCTAATTCACCTTCAAAATAACTATCTATAGCTCTAATTGTTCCTGTATTTGGGTCAAGTATAAATTTTTGGGTTGCTCCATCATAACCTTTAACTCCAGTTTCATCAATTGTTACAGCACCATTACCTACCGTAATATTGGCAATATCTGCATTAATAGAATTAATTTCATCAGCTTGTATTACATTCCAAAATTTCAACTCATTAATAGTTATTGGTGTACTTGATGGTGTAATTATTATTTTTAATTTTTTAGTTACAAATTTCTTTTCATTACCACCTACACCATTTCCATCTACAAATTGAGTTACATTCCAACTATTACCACTACCACTCAATTTATTAGAACTATTACCTGTTACATTTACCCAACTACTTGAATTATTATCATATATTTGTATATAATAATCAAAGTTAATATTAGTATAAATTTTAGACATATCAAAAAAATATTCAGTTGGATATTCAAATAATATTTCTATGTTACCATCAACATCAGTACTACTAAACATAGCACCTGTGCTTGTATTTTTATCTATTAGATCATCTAAACTATAACCAGTATCAGGGTTAGGATTACTAGTAAAATTAATATTAAAAATATTATCTATATCATTTTCACTAATAATTTGTGTAGTATCAAATTCTTCCGAACTAAAATTAGAAGGATTACTATTTACATCAACAGCTTTTAATTTATAATAATGAGTAGATTCATTAGATAATCCTGTATGACTATATATATTACCTGTAGTTTTATCTAATAAAGTATATATACTTCCACCATCATCAGAGTGCCAAATTTCATAATAATTTAAATCATCTTCACTATTTTCTGACCAACTTAATTTAATCATTTCAAAGAAACCATTAATAGGATCACCAGACCATTCAGGTGGTGAAGGTGCTTGTACATCTTGTACTGTTATAGTAGTAGGTAATGTAGTATCAGTAATATTACTTTCATTTTCATTTCTATCAACAGCAGTTACTACATAATCATAATTACCTTGATATATTACTAAATTATCTATATATATTTCTGTACCTTTTTTTATTCTATCTATAAAATCCCATTCACTATCTGTATTTAATTTTCTATATATATTATAATGGCTTAAATCTAATACATCATTAGTATCCCATGTTATTTTAACTCTATTTACACCTATTTTAGATACACCATCTAATTCAGTATTAATATTAGTTACTTCATCAGGTGCTATTGTATCTACAACAGTTTTTTCTGAATTGCCATTTATTACAGCAGTACCATCTTGTAAATATTCCCAATTACTAGGAAATGCTTGTATTAAATCATAATAAGTTTCCCATTCACCTTTTTTTGTAACTTTATCTTTGATTGAATTTATTATAAAATCTTTATCTATATCTCTATTATCTTGTTCAACAGTTACTACATCATTTATTTGTAAATGTGGAATACCAATAGCTTTTATTCTTAATTTACTTCTTGGTTCTGAATATAACCATAATAAATATTTAGCTAATTTTTTTATATAAATATTAGAGGTTATTAAATCGTTTTGTATAGGTAAAGTATTTTCTATTTCAAAAGTATCTATACTATCTTGATTAACATCTACAACTTTTATTTGATTAGTTTTTTTATAAGGTTCACCTTTTATTAAATAATTTTCAATATCTCTATTATTTTCTTTACCATATAATATTGCATTAACTCCACTATTATTAGTAATAGTCATTTCAATAGTTTGTTGATCATCTTTAACATCTTGTATTATATATATATCAGCAGTATTATCAGTAAAAGATACCTCTAAATCATTACCAGTTTCATCTCTAGCATATATAATAGCATTTTCTATATTAATAGCAGGATTATCTAATTCTATAAAAAAGTTTTTCTCTTTACCTACTGGTATTTGATTAAAATAATAACGATATTGTACTCTTAATACATGACTATCAGGTGGTACAGGTTGCTCTGTTGTATCAGAAAAAGTTATTATACCATTTTCATAATCTATACTACTTATACCATTAGACAATTCGTATAAGGGTATACTTTCATCTGTAAGGTCTAATACACTTAGACTACCTATTATGATTGGTACGTTCTTAGTAGGTTGTGTGTTACCGTCAGAATCGACATATGTAAGTTGTAACTCATTGCTAGTATTAATATCAGAACCTAAATATTCTTCTGTAATCTCTGAATTTTCTTCTGTACCTGTGTATATTATTTGTTTTTGTTGTTTCACTAATGGATTAGATTTTATTTCTATTTTATTATATATATCACTTAAACCTAATTCTTCACTTATTTCCCAAACATTTTCTCCATCTACAGTAGAATTATTATTATCAAATGTATATACTGAACTGTTTTCATTATTATAATCTAATGATAATCTAGTTTTAAAATAAAAAATACCATCTTCAATATAAGTTTCTGCCCTTAAACTTTCATTTATATAATTAATAGCATCCCACATTTTCATACCATCAAAATTATAATTAATAGTTGTACTTGTATTATCTAATTGATAATCAGTTATTCCTACTGATAATAACCATTCTTCTATTATATTTTCTACTCTTTCATTATAATAAAATTTATTAGGACAATCCTCTTTTTGTAATAATGTAATATCATCTTTTAAAGTAATACTTGTATTATATTTTTTCCATGTAGGTTTAATTGAATCTAATTTACCTGTAAACATAGTAGTTAATTCATTTGCTATACCTAATGATATTTCAGAATATCTATTAGGTACTATATTACCAGCCCATCTACTATTATTATTTTTAGGACTATAATTATCATTACTATTATCAATTGTTATAGTTGCTCTATCTACAACTGATACACCTAATTTACCTTCTTTTTTTTTATCCAATGTCATTGATATAACATCATCATTTATAACTTCATTATTATCTTCTATATCATCATTATTCCAATCTATCCATACTTTGCTATCAGTTTTTCTAATATTTCTTTTTAATTTATCTTTTAAACTTTGTGATATATTTTTCATCATTTTCCCTCCTTCCTTATAATACTTGTTCTAATGTTAAATCTACTTCATATGTTTCTTCTTCACCTTTTTCCCTATTAAAATCAAATCCATTAATTGGAATAGTTACATCTATTGGAAATGTTAATCCTAAAGCACTTCCATCAGTATCATCATAAAATTTTAAATTTTGTTCTTCATCATCATTTATAGATTTACATAAATTTTCTAAATATAATAATTGTCCTAATTGTGCAGATTTAACATTTTCTAATTTAAGTTTAAAAGTATAATATTCAGTAGTATATTGTGTTTTTACTGTTCCATTAGGCATTCTATTAGTAGTACCTATTTCTTTTTTATCAGGTGTATAATCAGTTACATTATCAAAAAAATAATTATTTATTCTAATATTTCTACTCATTTAATCACCTACTTTTTTAAAAAATAAGAGAAATTAGAGGATTAATCCCCTAATTCTCTTGTCATATATTCCTGAATAAAAGGAGCAAGCAACTCTGCTGCCTCTCTAGCACTCTGTTCATCTCCATTAAATATTTGACTATTTACTGAATAAGTATTATTAATAGTATAATTAGATGTTGTACCTGCTTGAAATGATTGACTATTATCTACTTGTTGTTCTAATCCAGGTATATTATTTAATTCATCTGCCATATCTTTTGCTTTATTAAATTGTTCTTTAGCTTCAGCAATTACATTTTCATATCTTTCTATTTCATTATCATTCAATTGACCATCAGCAGTTATTTGTGTTATAACTTTAGTAACTGAACCCATTGCTTCTTTAATAAATGCTTGATCCATTATAGAATTAATTAATGCGTTTTGTAATGCAGTACCTAATGATTGTTCTATTGATTTTTGGAAATCATAAGTATTCATAGTGAAAGCATTTTTTAAAGTTGATTCTATTCCACCACTCATATCATTAATTATACTTTTTAAATTTTCAATAGAATTTTCTATTTGTTCTTTATTAAATATTTTTATATCAGTACCACCAAATAACCTTTGGAAAAATCCTGCTCTATCTTCTGATTTTACGTCAGGTATTAAATTATTTAAATTAAAATCACTAAGATAATCTCTAGCACTTTTAACTTGATTTTGTAATGACTCAACGGCTGATGAACTTGCACCTTCATCTCCACCAAACATTTGTTCTCCAACACTTGCTAATCCACTCACAGCTATACCTAATGGGTTACCACTAGCAAACATTGCAGTACCTAATCCACTTAATACAGAACCTCCTAAGCTTCTACCACCTGCATATTGATTAATAGAACTCATCATACCCATTTCAGTAAATTTATTTTCTAATCCCATAGAAGGTATTTTTTTATTAAGATAATTAGTAACTGTACCAGCATATTCATCTACAAAACCTTGTATTCTTTTTTTACCTTCATCAAAGTTTAATAAACCATTTAATAATCCTCTACCCATTTTATTACCTATTTGTGTAAAACTATCAGATGAATTTATATTACTAAATGCATTTTCTAAACCACCAGTAATAGCTTCAGCCCATGCAAATTCAGTATCTTTAATATAAACACCTATTTTTTCTAATAATTTTTTCATTTCATCTTCTGTTAAACCATATTCTTCCATTAAATTTTGTTTTTTACCTTCTGTTAAATCACTAGTTTTTATCTTTTCAATATCTATATCTAATTCTGACATCATTTCTTTTATTTCTTCTATAGTATTTTTTGCTTCATCTATACCTATAATTTCATTGATATTAATTTCTTTTAATTCATTTTCTATATCAGATTTATCTAATCCTAATTCATTCAAAATATTAAAGTCTTTATAATCTGACATTTCACCTAACATTAATTTTCTAGCCCATCCAGCAACTTCACTATTAATTC